CAGCCGCGAAGAAGGTTGGCGAGGAAATCCCGTTCGACGATCCGGCTCCGGCGCGCCACAGTCTGACGGCGTATGTGTGCGCCGATCATTACGCGGAATTGATGGGACCGGTTGGCGCAAAGCAAGTTGGCGCATCTATCCCCACTCCCGAAGCCGTACAGGATACGGGCGCTATTCCCGGCTCTCGTGCAAGCACCGAGCCTGTTTCACGTCTCGGCCCTTCGGGCTTCGATCCGGAGCGCAGCGAGACGCAGGATGAGTGGCTTGCCCGTATTTCTACCGAACAGGACCGCCTTCGCCTCGTCTGGCTCGCGAGCGCCGTGTTGGCTTGCGACTACGGCGATAACGAGACGGGACGCGGCATTGGGTGGTGGATCAGGAGCGACCGCGATGATGCGCCGCTGATGATTGGCCCGAGCATCAACGCCGCAATCGACAATGCGATAGCGATGGAAGCCCGTCAGGGTGGAGACGGTGAAACTCGGCTCCATCCGAAGGACGACAGCGCGGGCCGTAAGGCATCGCCCAGCCCCAACCCTAGTAGCTCGGAACAGGATGCGCTGAGGGAAGCGCTGGAACCGTTCGCGCGGGCTGCTGACGTTCGGCTCTGCGGCGAATGGGGCGACGACGAGCACTTCGGTCAAACCGATGTCGCTTTTTATCTGACGTTTGGCGACCTGAGACGCGCCCGCGCCGCACTCACCGCATCACCCAAAGGACAGGACCATGAGTGATTACGCGATGAACATTTTCTGTGTCGTGATGGCGCTGATGGTCGCCGTCTTTCTCGGCATCCTCACCAAGGGCGAGACGTGGCCGCTTAGTGTGAGCAGCGCCTTCATGGCTGGCAGCTTCTTTCAGCGCGCATACCCGAGATTCCCAGCTTCAATGGGACAGGACCATGAGTGACGAGAAGATGGACCCCGAAATGCTTGCTCGTTTTGCCGCGAACGGCCCACCTACAAACCTGGAGGTTACGCATCCGGGCTTCGCCCGCAATGCGCTAGGAGATACGGACGATAAACTGATCAACCCTGTCGCGCGAGCGATTGCGCGGGCAAGCATCGAGGCGGCCGAACCTCAGACGGGAAGGCTGTCCGACAAGGGCATCGACCAGCTTGTCGAGTTCTTTTCGCTCCGTTGTTACCCCGAGGCCCGCGCCGCAATCGAGGCAATCGAAGCCCTCTCACCCAAAGGGCATAGCGAAGCCTCAGTGGATAGCCTGAATGGTGCAATCAACACCGAGCTATTGAACCGCCAGAAGGCCATGCACACGGCCCTGTATGACTTAGCAATGCGGTGCGGGAAGCTTATCACCGCAACGGACGGAATGGAGCCGATCCGCGCTGAACGTCAGGCCGCGCTAGACGCACTGGTGGCGGCAGAGTCCACATTCGCTCTCGCCAACTCAGTCAGTGGGGTAGAGTCATGAGTGACGCGGTGATTATTCTCGCGCCAGCCGTGCTTTGGCTTGCCGTGTTCTTCATCCCCTACAGGTTCATCCTGTGGGCAACCAAGCGGGTGGGGTCATGAAACGGCCCGCGAACGATTCTTGGCACCCGCTGTCCGATCTAGACACTCGCCGAGCCCACGACATCGGTGACTATGCCGACCTTATCTGGTCACGCTTCAACCGTGGTGATGAGCCACAACAGGGACGGGAGGGCGAATACAAAAAGACCCTCCCGAGCAATAAATAATGGCAAGCAATGCAATAACGGTCGAGCAGGTTCTCGACGAGAAAGACCGCGAAGCGGCGATCATCAACGTTATCGCCCGCGCCGCGTCAGATCCGAATACCGATGTGGACAAGCTCGAGCGCCTTTTGGCGATGCAGGAGCGCGTCCTTCAAAGAGCGGCCGAGCAAGCGTTCAACGTCGCGATGCGCGAGGCCCAGGAGGAAATGGGCCCGGTCCTCAAGAACCGGAAGAACTCCGAAACTCATTCGACATACGCGGACCTTGAACAGGTCAGCAAACTCATGGACCCGATCATCTACAAGCACGGCTTTTCGATGTCGTTCGGGACCGGCGATTGCCCTTACCCGAGCCACTATCGAGTGACCTGCGATGTATCACATATTGGCGGGTTTTCGAAGCATTACCAAGCCGATGTTCCGATCGACAACACCGGCCCGAAGGGATCGAAGAACAAGACCGATACGCATGGCTTTGGGTCTGCGCTCAGCTACGGCCGCCGCTATCTCAAACTACTAATCTTCGACATCGCAACGACCGATGACGATGGTCGAGCAGCGGGCAATGGCGGGCCGATCAATGATGAGCAAATAAAGGTTCTGAACGGTCTCGCTGATGCAGTCGGAGCCGACAAGGCGGCCTTCTGCAAATATGCGAAAATCAATGCGATCCCGGAACTCTCAGCCATCCGCTACAACGATGCTGTTCACGTCCTTTCGCAGAAGAACCCGAAAGCCGCTCGCGACTATCTGACGGGGGGCAAGTGATGTTGATTATCGAGTGCGATCAGGGCTCGGACGAATGGCTTCGTGCTCGCATGGGCATTCCCACGGCTTCAGAGTTTGCGACCGTCATGGCGTCTGGGCACGGCGGCGGCGAAAGCAAGACACGCAAGACCTACATGCTCAAGCTAGCCGGCGAAGTGCTGACCGGCGAGCCGATGGACTGCCACAGCAATGCCCACATGGAGCGCGGCAAGGCGATGGAGCCAGAAGCGCGCGACCTCTATGCCTTTATGAAAGACGTAGAGCCTCAGTTGGTCGGGTTTATCCGTAACGGCCCAAAGGGCTGTTCTCCTGACTCGCTCATCGGAAACGATGGCGCGACAGAGATCAAGACGAAACTGGCCCATCTGCAAATTGACTGCTTGCTGAGTGGCGGTCTGCCTCCCGAGCACAAGGCGCAATGCCAAGGCGTCCTGTGGGTTGCCGAGCGCGAATGGATCGACTTCGTTTCCTACTGGCCTGGACTGCCGATGTTCATTGTCCGCGAGCATCGCGACGAGGAATATATCGCGAAGCTGTCTGATGCGGTCGATCAATTCAATGACGAGCTCGCTCGGATGGTCGATCGCATAAGAGCGCTAGGCGGTGAACCCGTCCTTCAGCAGCAACTATCGCAATCGCTGGAGGCGGCATGAACCGCTCGCGTCCCTCATACATGAGCGCACGGCGCCAGCGCCACCTTGAGCGGCTGCGCGACGAACGCCGCAAGCTATCGCCGGATGAAGTGCAGCGCGTGATCCAGATGAAAGAACGCGGGCTCACCTACAGCGCCATAGCGGCGTGGTTCACAAGGAACGGTAAGCCGATCACCTATCGGGCTGTTCGCAATGCCTATGCGCGAGAGCGTGTCTGATGCTCCGCCGCGCCGCACTTAAACCGCGCAGACAGAATGCGCCACGGCCTGACTGGAAAGTCGCGGAAGCTTTCAAGCAGTGGATTCGCGGTCGAATGTGCGCGTGCGGCGGAAGCAATCCAGATTGCCGCGGCAAAATCCAGGCGGCTCACGTCCCGCACAAGGCGAGCAAGGGCATGGGTTCGAAGGTTGCCGACCGATACTGCATACCCCTGAGTGAAGGTTGTCACCTCCACACGCAGCATCGGATCGGCTGGCCTGCCTTCGCACGGCTCTACCTCAGTGGGCAAGACCCTGAATCGCTTGCTGGCGACTACTGGCACCTATGGCCGGGGCGAGCGCAATGGGAAAGGAAGCTGGCCGACAATGCCTGACCACGCCCCCATGCTTTTCGACACTCGCCTTGGCGGATTGTTCCCAGCCAATGCCACGGCCGAGGAAGCCATGCGCGAGATCAAGGGCCGTGTCGTGGTCAAGATCACTGGCGGCAAAGCCAACCAGCGGCGCCGTTCGCTCTACTGGTCCGTGGCCGCGCTCGTTGTTCCGTTGCTAAACCAGATGCACGGAATGACGCTGGACGAGGACGACCTTCACGACATCACCCGCGACAAGCTTAAACTCTATGACGAGATCAAGCTGCCGAGCGGTGAAGTCCACCGGAAACGAAGATCCACCAGCAACAGAGCAATGAACGAAGCCGATCGCGCTGCATACACGACGCGGGCTCTCGAGTTGTGGTCAACCTGGACAGGCGTCGATGTCACGACACTGAGGTTTGAGGCTGAAAAGGACGCCGCATGAAACCGAAACTAGCTATCGTAGAGGAATCGCCGACGGATATCTCGGCAGAGCTCCGAGCCGCTATCCACAAGCGCGATTGGGCGGCGGTCCATATCGAGGCCGATCGACGGGCGCCTCTGTTCATGCTCGATAGGCCGAAGAGGACTTGGAGGGCGTGAACCAAGCGCTTCCGCATTGGCCGGCTATGATGCGCCGCGCCCTTGCGGCGCGTTATTGCGACCTATCCATAGCCGAGTTCGAACGGGAGATTGCGGAGGGACGCCTTCCGGATCCGGTGAAGCTCGGCAATAGCGAGCGCTGGAATAAGACGCGATTGGACGCAGCCCTTGATAAGCTGGCGGGCGGCGAGGAAGATTGGAGAACGAAGGTAGGGCTCTACAATGCCGCGTAAGCTCCCGAAATACGTCCGTCCAAAGACGGCCAAGGGGAAAACCTACCTCTACTTCGATACCGGACAAGTTACCGAGGACGGCAAAGCCATCCTAAAGCGGTTGCCGGATCTCAAGGATCCGTCGTTCGGACGATCTCTTGCGGCGGCACAGTCGGCCCGCGAGCGCCGCGCTTCGACGCCGAACGTCCTTACCGTGGCGACCTTGGCGAACCTATACGAGAAGAGCCCGGAGTTTGCCCGGCTCGCCTACGCCTCGCGGATCAATTACGCGACGTACCTAAAGGCGGCGCGCGAGCGTATAGGAATCGCTCCGGCGAGCGACGTTCGGCCCGAAGATGTAAGGATCGTCCGCGACAAGATGGCAGGAACGCCAGGCGCGGCGAATATGTTCGTCCGGACGCTCGGCTCTCTCTACGCTTGGGGGCGGAAGCGCGAACACGTTACGAACAACCCCGTAAAGGACGTCGATCTTCTCGACCAAGGGGAGCATGAGCCGTGGCCGGATTGGCTGCTCGAGAGAGCACTAGCCGACGATACGGTGAAGCTTCCGGTCGCAATGCTCTACTACACGGCGCAACGGATCGGGGACGTTTGCCGGATGCGCTGGTCGGACATTCGTGCGGGCGCGATCGAGCTAAAGCAGCAAAAGACCGGCCTAACGCTCTCTATCCCTATTCATCGGGAATTGTCTGCCCTGCTAGCCCAAACGCCAAAGACAGACCTAGCAATCCTCCAGAAGCCAGCCGGAGGGGCGTGGACGCCTTCGACGCTCCGCCGCCACCTTCAAACGTGGGCGACGGCTCAAGGCGCGGAAATCGTGCCGCATGGGCTTAGGAAGAACGCCGTAAACGCCTTGCTCGAGGCGGGCTGCTCGTCGGCCGAGACGGCGGCGATTAGCGGTCAAACGCTGCAAGTTATCGAGCATTACGCGAAGAAGCGCGATAGATCCGTGCTCGGCAAGGCCGCGATTCTGCGATGGGAGGGGAAGCGATGAGCCTTCCGCTCCTACTCTTTTGGGCAGCTGTAATGCTCTTCATCGCCGACGTTTCGGGCAAGGCTGCGTCTCTTTGGTTTGCCATAGGCTGGATTGGCGCATCGCTTTTGTCAGCGTGGGAAGTCGGCGGAACAAAGCGCGAAAGTGAAAACGAAAGTGAAAACTAGCCTGTTTTCCGAGAGCGAGGACTTAAAATCTGGTAAACGGCGGTTCGCTTTTTTCCGCCATGTTCGCGCTATGTCTTGTGAAAACCGAGGCTTTCCGGCCTAAGACGGGCGCGCCAGAAGTGAAAACCTAGAACGGCCAGAGCTTCCGCTTTTTCTTCGGCGGCGAAACAGTCGGAGCGGGAGGCGGCGGATTGTTGTTTACGTTGATGTTATGCTGCGCGATCGTCCACGAGATAATCTCGTCTAGTTGGATTCCTTGCTCTGTGGCGCAGAGCCGGAGGTCCGCGAAGGAGCCGTCAGAAAGTCTGTCACAGGCCGCTTCAGCAATGACGCTGGCGGTAGAGGGTAGGCCGGACACTGGCGCTCCTGTGCTACTGCCGGGATTGGTTTTAGCGCGGGCTTGTTCCCGCAAGCGGCCAGCAAGAGCGCGAGCAGCAGCAAGGCGAGCCTCGTATTCATTTCCGATCCTTTCGTTGATTGCGGATTGTTCGTTTGCAACCCGCTGCGCGTTGGCCGCATCTTCGGCTTTCGCCTGGTCGGCGGCGGCTCGATAGTTCGCGGCTGTCTGATCGAGCGCGGCCTTGTCCGTCTGATACTGAGCCGCGCCGCCTCGCTTTTCGGCGGCGTTTATGGCGTGGTGATACCAAACGGTCCCTAGAACGACCGCTAAGGCCCCTCCGAGCGCGAGGTATACTTGGGACGGGATTGCTCCGAAAAAGCGCCCCACGCGCGGGAGAACGGCTCCTGCCGCCATTCCCAAGCCGCTCACTTCTTCTTCGCTCCCGTTACGCTTGCGATTTTCGTCTCAACATATTGCACGGTATCTCTTGCCGCTCGCTCGGAATCCTGAACGATCACGCTGAAGCCGTGCAGCCGGATTTCGACGGTCGCGACCCACAGAAGGACGATGAAGGCGAGGACATAGATAATGGTCACCGGGATTTCCTTTCGATCAAATGACAGCCGAGCCCTTCCGCGATCCTGCGCGCGGTTTTGTTCCGTTGGAGCTCGGTCTTGTAGGTTTGGCTTGCGGCGAGGATTTCGTTGTTCCCGCAGTCGACAAGGCGGAAGAAGAACCTCCGCCCAATGACGGTCAGACGGTCGAACATCTGGATTTCAAGGCCCGGACCCATCACGGCACCATCAACTTGACGTTTGCCAACGGTTGCTCTCCTTCAGATTGCGACGGGGAATTTCGAGATGTTGCCGATCTCGGCACGGATGAGGTTTCCGTTTAGCCCGGCCGAGGCGTAGATCCCGGCCTTCAGCTTGTGATCGTCCTCGGTCGTGTTGCCGACATTGCCGGTGTAAGTGCCGATGAGAACGCCATCGAACCATAGCGTAACGTAGCTCGTCGCTCCGGTCCCGAGCATGAAACGGATCTTGTAGTTATGCTTCTGGTCGAGGACGGGGCTCTTTCCGGTCCATCGCGTCTGATTGCTTCCAGCAGCCGTAGTGAGCGAAGGATGGCCGTACTTGTCGAGACGGATCGCCACGGCAGGATGCGAGCCCGTATGGATCTCTAGGATTTGGTGGCCGTCACCAGCACCAAGTTGCTTTGTTGGATCATCCCAATGGACAATCGCATCTAGCGAGACTTCATAGGTCTTGCCGTTCTTGAAATAGTCGGCGGACGATGAAGCTGAGAGGACCGCTCGGCGCTTGCCCGTCCCTATGTCGCTGGGTGCCTGGTCGTGAACTGTGTCGTGAACTTCGAACCGATAGCTATTGGGAAGAACCCGGATCGCATAGTCCATCCCGGTATACATGGCGCAGCCCGCGCCGACGCTCCATTCGTGGCCGTCGAGGGTCACGTATTCGATCGTCTTATCCGGAGCGACGATGGCGTTGAATGCCGTCGCGTCGTTCGGGAACGCGCCAGTTGGCGTCGGCGTCGGCGTCGGCGTCGGCGTCGGCGTTGGCGTCGGCGTGGGTGTCGGCGTGGGTGTTGGAGTCGGGGTAGGAGTTGGCGTCGGCGTTGGAGTTGGAGTAGGTGTAGGAGCCGGATCCGCTGGCAGCGCGTCGATCAACGTCTGGAACTTGGGCAATTGGGTCGCAATCGCGTCGTGGATCGCCCGCATCTCGGTTTTCATGGGATTATCCTTTCAGCCCCTGAACACAGATCGCGTGCTCACGAAGGCGTCGGTTTTTGAGGCCTTGAACAAAGCGACCTCCGGAATAGACGTAGCGAAGCATCGCATCGCAGCCCGCGCGGTACTTCCCGGCCTTCATCAGGCGTCCGGGAGAGCCCGAGCAGAAGCGCCCGGTGTTGTTGGTGAACCTGATGGAGGCCCGAAGCTGGTTGTGCCTCTCAGGCGCTTTCAGGGCTGGCGCACACTTGAGGACGATCCGAGCCGCTTTCGTAAGATCAGCAACCGTCCGCGCATCGCATTGCTCGGCGGTATCGACTTCGCCCTTGGTGACGTTCGAAGTAGAACCCGAACAGATCGTCCAGATCCCTGCGAGGTCACGATAGGCCACACGCTTCTCGCCTTCATCTGCCTTGGTGTCGGTGATGAGCGCGGTTGCCGTGCCAAGACCCACGAGAGCCGCAAGGCCCGCCAGGACAGAGCCGGTTTTGGACTGCTCAGCCATGACAGTCCGGGGGCTTCTGCTTCACGACGCGGGAGAGCATCGCTAATCCAAAGAGAATGCCCGCAACCCAAGTCAGGAAGGTTGGCGGGAGCACGCGCCTCACATCATAGGGCATCATGTTCCACGCCCACAGAGCCCCGTTCGGATCGAACTGGACGAAGGTGAGGATCGCCAGCCCTACGGCGTTGAAGCGCAGCGACCACCAGCGCCACCACAGGCTGACATCGTCAACGAGACGCTTCTCAATCGCCTTCGGTACAATCTTCATGGGTGCTTCCCTGTGAAAAAGGCGTAGGCCATCGCGAAGGCCGCAAGGATGCCGCCAATGGTTCCGGCGACGATCGGGGATTTGAGGATCTCGACCCAAACGCTCTTCGCGCCTTCGTTCTTGCTCCGGGCCGTCTCGAGCGCCGCCACTCGATCATCGATGGTCTGGATACGGGCTTCGACACGCTCGATCGCGGTTGTCATGCTGCCGTTGATTTCTGCTTTTGCCGCAGCGATGTCGCCGCTGAACTTGGTCGAGATCGCGTCGAGCTTTTGACTGACGTTGTTCAGCCCATGCTCGCGGTCATGCATGTATCGCTCGATGCCATCGAACCGCCCCTCAAGCTGTCCGATGGCTTGGCTTATTTCGTCGAGTTGCCCCAAGCGCGGCGGCATACGCGGTACTCCCTGTTAAAGAGGATGCTTGGCTTTTTTGTTTGATTTGGGTTAGGTTCCGGCCCGCTCGGGTCAGGAGGTTCGCGTGTTTAGGCGTCTGTTTCCGACAATTGCGGAAGAAATTGCCGAGTGGTCGTGGTTGGATTATGCGTGTTGCGCACTTGGAATGACGGTGCTTTGCTCTACCCTCTTCGCTGCGGTGCTTATGGCGATGTACCCCAATACAAGTTGGTGACTATACCCTTGAGACATGTAAGCATGTCTGCCAGTAGATTACGGACCACTTTGATGGGTCTCGTAAGGGCAGGATGTTGGGCATGTGGAAGGCGTTTAAGGCGTTCTGGAGTACGGCCAATACTCTATCGACCGCTGCGTGGCTGTGGGGCTTCCTCCCTGTCGGCGCGACCGTCGTGATTACCGGATGGATTGCCAAGGCGGAGCATCTTCCGCCCGTAGTCATTGGCACCCTCGCCCTCGTGGTCGGTGTCGTCGTTTATGTTCTTTACGTCGCTGCGCTTGTGCACAGACGACGCCCGCCCGAGATTGAGATCGACGCGCAGCCCGCCACTAAGGCCGAACCTCCGGCACCGAAGGACCTTAAGCGGCTTCCCGCACTGGAACAGCTTTATCTCGAAGACTTCAAGAAAGGGGGTCGTGGCGTCTTCGCGCAAGTATTTAGCGATCAAGAGATGGTGGCCGACGACGGCACCAAGGTCACGATCAAATACCAGCTGGTCTTGATCTATCCGGCCCATGCGCGAGTGCTGGCGGTTTATGTTCCGGCAACTCCTATTACGAGCATCGTCGCGTTACATATTTGCGAAAAGATTGATGAATACGCGGCGGTTTCAGAGGAGATGCGCGTTGGAAGCGCGAGCTTGGAGGAGGTTGCGGCAAGCGAGCTGGTTTTCACCGGCAAGGTCTACATCTACCATGAGTCCAGCCTCACGCTTGCTGACCGGGGCAAGCTCGACGCGGCATTCAGGGCTAAAAAACTCTGGCTGCAATTACGGGGGACTAGTTATGCCCTTGAACGGCAAGATGCGCCTCCCGCAAAGCCTAGCCCCGAAACCACACAGGTTGAACCCAACGAACCGATCTTGAAGCGGGCGGCTAAACCGGTGGTCGCGGAAGAAAAGCGACCGCCGCTAAATGAGGCTCACCAAGGCCGCTGTAAGAATGCGTTGATTGACGTCGCCAATTTCCTGAAGGGCGATCTGACCAACCTTTATGCGGACCTAAATGACGCGGCAAACTCAGAAAATCTGAAGGAATTGAAGCCATATATCAGCAAATTCCACGCCAGAACGATCCACGCCCACAATGCTGCGAAGAAGCTCAGCGATAATTGTTGGACCTGGCTGAATATGATGGGCGGTTTGGAGATGAAGCAGTTGGTCGAAGCTTTGAGCGAGCTGCAAAAAAAGGTCGCGGTCGCGAAGGCGGCAGTCGACGAGGGGCACCATGAGCCCGCGCTCATGCTATCCGTTCGGCCCATGCGGGAACAGAATCAACGGGTGGGAAAACTGGCGAATGATCTGATAAAAGCGGTCGAAGAAAAGGATGCGGAGTTCTTCGGTGACTAGTTGGCAGGATCGCTTTGACCGCCTCCTAAAGGCAATGAGCGAAGGCGAGCCGCACAAGGCCGAGAAGCGTCAGCAAAAGCCCAAGGAACATCCGGAGAAGGAATGAAGGGCGTCCGGATGTAGGGTCCGGACGCGCTGAATTATTTTTTCTTCGGCGGCGGCCGATTATGCTCCTTCTCTGTCGTGTTTGGATGCTTGTCAGCAAACTTCTCGGTCACAAACCGCCCGCTCTTCGAGCTACGGAAGCTGGCCGGGCCTTTTGATTTTTGCCATTGGCTCGCTCCCTCTAAGCCGCCACTGCGCGGACGGGCGTCATGATTGAAGTCTGTTGCAGAAGGCTAACCACGTGTTCGCAATCGCGGCGATGGACGTAGGATTCACCGGACGCGAGGATTTCGTGGTTTGCTGATTTGAGCCGCCAGCGCCATTGCGGCGCCAGTGCATTGGTGGCTGCGAGTGCGCCGAACAGGCCGCCCATGGCGCCCCCTGCCCCTGTGGTTGGGTAGATTTCGAAATACATCGTGAAATACTCCTGAAAGGTTCGGGATGGATTGGCACCTGTCAGATGCCGAGGGCGATCCAGCGGAAGCTCGGATTGCCGAGCGGCTTTGCTTCGAACTTTATGAAGCTGCTGCCGCTGGCGGTGCGCCGCAAAGTGTCGTTGAGCTTCTGCTTAGTCATGTGAACGACATGCTTTTGCACGGCTGTCATGACGTTATCGAAGCGATCCCGACGGTGGCACCTAGGACAGGTCACCTCGTCATTGGGTTTAGGATTAGCGACAGTCTGCGCCGGTATCTTGCATGTGCCGCAAGCGATCGCGTGGGTGTTGCAGTTGGGATTCATAGCCTGCACCTTCTTCACTGAAGGCGCCGCAGGCTGTTGAGCCTAGATTGGTTTTCAACTACCAGTTGATTCGTTCAACCAACTAAGCCTTCCGGCCCACGACGCCGGTTGGTATGCGCCGAGGAGTCTTTGCGGGACTCCTCGGCGCTTCCATTTCATGGTTAATAAATTCCCGCGTCAAGCGGAGAACATCGTGGCAACCTGTGAATCCTGTGGATTGTCGCGGAGCCGCAACAGATTACGATATAAGGATATCTTTAAGTCTTCACCGGCTGAAAGAATGCATCAGCCGATCAAGCATCCGATGCGGCATGTGGCGCATGTTCCAGCGGTACTCAAACTCGCCGAGATACTTCGGGAGATGCTTCGAACTGATGTGAATGTGGGTGCCGTTGATCGCTCGCTTTAGCTGCGACCAGAAGCCCTCAATCGAGTTGATGCCAGCACCGTCCTTGCGCGCATATTCGCCCGCGCCGTGATCGACGGTCACATGCCGGAACCCGTAGCTGGAAATGCCCGAATAGCTCGCCAGCTTGTCGGTGTTGATCGTGCTTCCGTTCCGCACATGCTCTTTGACGAGCGCGTGGAGTGCTTGTTTGGTGACGCGAGGGGAAACGCGGGTAACGATATCGCCGCCGCGCTGGAGCAGCCCAACCACGTAGGTCTTGTTGCCCTTGAAGCCCTTGCCTTTGCCTTCGACTTCGCCGCCGATCATCGTCTCGTCGATTTCGACAGTGTGGAAGTGACCGCCTACCCGGTCGTCACCGTCCACAATCGCCATGTACTTCCTAATCTCGTGGCACATGCGCCAAGCGGTCTTGTACGTAACGCCGATTTCACGCTCGACACGCTTGGCGGCAACGCCGTTCCGCGTCGTGCAAAACAGGAACATCACATAGAACCAATCCCGGAGGCTCGTGCGGGTGCGGTCAAACGGCGTTCCAGCGGTCGGATAGACTTGATTGGCGCACCAATTGCACTGGTAGCTCCTGCGGCCTGTAACGCGGCTGTAGCGCCCTTCCCGCCCACATTTGGGGCAACGGAAGTTCTTTCCGTAGCGAACCTGAAACAGGTGATCGAGGCAGCTATCCTCGGTTGGGAAGCGCTGCTGAAATTCGCGGAGTGTCGGACCCTTTGTCATAGAGCGTATATAACGCTCTACGGTCTATGTTTCAAGGGGATAATTACCATACAAGTTGGTAGTTACATCAGCGACATGCGCCTCCGACCATTTGGCGCGCTGCCATCAAGCCATGCCAGCAAATCCAGCTTCGAAGAACGGAACTCATTAAGCTCGAGCCACGCAACTGCCTGTGCCTTGCTGAACGCAGCGCCAGAGGGCGGTTCGATGAATGCGCCCGCCCCAACCTTGCTGACTTGAAATCCCGATGCTCCCGCGCCTCCCTTGAGTTCTATCTGAAATTGAACCCAAGCCGCGTTGGCCCCAGTAACACTGATATTGCCGCTTGCGCTCCCGCTGCTCGCGATCGCCTTATTGCCGAAGGTTGTTCTGCCGGCATCAGTCGCGCTGCCAGTGTCGCTATCCTCCGTCCAGCCTGAGGGGGTTGCAAGCCCAGTATTGGCTGCTGCCACATCAATATAGATCGCGAGCGCGTTGTTAGCATCGCTGTTGAAGCCGGTCGAAGTATGGGTCGAGGTTGATCCTGTGCCGGTCGTACCGCTCACTGATACGCCGATATTCATGGTGTTCTGCGGATCGGAATAATAGCCGATCTGCGCCGAACAGGCTGCGCTACCGGTCCAGGTGAACGTAGGTGCGCCAGCGCTTTCCGCCGCGATCCACAACGACGCCGTGAAACTAGCGCCGCTGTTTATTTGTGACCCGACCCGGCTCCATCCGGTCGTCGAACAGCTATGGGCCGCGTTATTCTTAGACGCGACTATGCAAAGAAGAAGCCCGCTCTGACCATCTACAGTGGGCTTCGCTGGCGACAATGATGTGGCGCCAGCCGACTGTGTACGAGCGCCGAACCTCTGAGGCGATGGCCCCGCCATTTGCTACGCGGCTTCCAAGTAAGTCTCTGCGGCGTTGAAGCTGGTTTGATTCCACGCGCCGCCAGCGGGATTGCTTTCCCAAATATGACTGCGCGGCTCATAGCCACCGTTATACGATTTGCCGGAACTCGAATAATTCGTACTGGACGAGCGAACGCCGAGCTTGCCGTCGGTGATGACGCCGCCATTTACCCGACCGCGAGCATTGATGATAAGCCCCGATATCCCCAAACCTCCTGGGACGGTAATCGCAGCATGGGTCTGCCCCATCTTGTTGCCCGACGTTGTAATGACCTCGGCTGTGGTTTCATCCAGCACCGTTTCATTTACATCGGTGTAGCTTCCCGTCCCTCCTGTGTTCGAGGCACTATTGCCGTTAAGCGCTGCGGTCATCAGGTGCGCGTCCCGAATATCGTAATCGGCGCACATCACTTGCGAGAAATATGTCGTTCCAGATGCAGCTAACCGGAACTCGTCGACCGCCGCCGCGGCTCCCGTTGGAGCGCTTCCGGAAGCAACCGAAGTCCCGGACACATATAGAGTGAATGAAGAATTGGGAGTTAGCGCGAGCACCATCGTATTCAGCGAGCTTTGCGTCAGCGTAAAACTGGCTCCCCAATTTGTCCAAGCCGAACCGTTCCAATACTGGAATTGCACCGTGCTTCCCGATGTCGCTTGTAGGCGATAAGCATTCGCGCCAGCGTTCAACAGGAAGAAAATCGGAGCGGCGGACGCCGACGTCCAATAATAATCAAAGCGAAACCAGAATGCCCCCCCGATGGAAGTAGAACCATCAAGAAACGGCGTCTTGATCTGCGCGTAATCTGACGAGGTAGGAATGAAGATTGCGTTGGGGACGTATGTACTATCGAACTTGCCCGCGCTTGTGCTTTCGACGACCGAAGTGTTGCTGCGGAAAGCGCCTGCTAGACTATTCACTCCGAAATAGCGGGCGGTCATGCGGTTACGTCTCCGAGTACGTCCCACTCATCGGTGGCGACTTTTTCGATTTCGAAAACCGCAAACTGAGCGGTGCTTTTCAACGCGGCGTCCCGGCTATTCAGGGTAACTCCGACGGCGGGCGATAGTGTTATTTGTCCAGTCCCTGCCGCGGTAAGTCGAGTCCTCGCTCCGACCGGATAGGCGGCAGTCGCATTGGTCGGTACCGTCACGGTAATCGCCGACGAATTTGTAAAGCGCTTGTGGTGCCAATCGTCAGTTGCCGCGATAGTGTAGGTCGTTGTCGTTATTGGATCGATCGTAAGGAGCAATTGCCCGCTAACATCGATCGCGGATACCGTGAGGGGGCCGAGAACAAGGCGGTCTCCCGGCTCTCCTGAAACGACGTAGGTTAGAGCGACGTAATAGGTTCCCCCGTTGAGGCCAGTAATATCGATCTTGGTCGTGTCCGGCGGGAAAGTCCCATAAAGGGTCCAAGTTACCGAATCCGGACTTGAGACTGGATCATGTACGCCGTCATCCAGCCAATATTCAACGATGATGCTCTCGACATTCTCGTCGTCAGGGACGGCCCCTGTAATTTCGATGACGGGAACACTCGCGCCTGAACTCTCAATCGTCGTCGCCGATCCGGTCCAGTCGCCGCTATCGGGAGATCCAATATCCGGAGGCGGGGGCGTGGTGGTGCGCGAGGATTGGTCGAGCACAAAAGGAGTGTCGTCGGCGAATACAGAGACGGAAATCTCTCTTAGGGTGAGCGTGTTTTGCCATTTTTCATCGATCGAATAGGCGTCGACCCGGAAGGTCTTGGTTGCTCCGCCGAGATAGCGATCGGATGTCCATTCTATCCAATCACCGTCTTCTATTTCACAGAAACGTGGGCCGAGCTTTACGGTAGCACGGCCCCAAAGCCTTCCGAGCCTGCGGGTGATTTCAGCAATGACTTGGGCTTGAGGGCCATCCCTGACAAGCCGCAATGTAATCTGGGCTTCTCGAGGACGGCCATCCGTCAGGATATCCGAAGTATCCCTCGCGATGGGCGCAGCGTGACTGTTCCACTTTTGATCTGGTTCTACGTAGGTTGATACAACAGAATTGACCCATTCAGCGTCTGACTCGGAAAGAAAGCCCTGGTTCCAACGGACTTCACTTGCGACAAGAAGATCATCATCGGTGAAGCTTGCGACGACCGACTTTGCTTGGGCCGGTTCTAGTTCGACGGAACCCTCATGGGTAATGACATTGCCGGCGACCGCCGCCGCGAACATTTGCTCGACGTCGATAAAGTCCTGGTTCGAATAGACCGGCCCCGCGATCCTAAAGCGAACGCCGATCTCGAGAAAACGCCATGTTACATCATGGCTCAATACGCCATCACGGGAGACAATCGCATTGTTTACGGGATCATAAGCCGCATCGTTGACGCCTGTTGCCACCCAATCGCTTGCCGTAAGCGATTGAAGGATCGATCCGCTTTCGAGCGAGATCTGGTCCATGTCGGACCAAAAGGTCGTTTGGCTTCCCGGCGATTGCTGGAGACGCCCGCTGTTCCACTCGCCCCGCGTTTGGTAGCTTTGCGTCCCACTCGCTTTGATCGCTCCGGTAGAGGCGTCGATCGTGTACCAGTGCCCGTCGCTCAATACGAAGAACTGGGTTTGGGATGCGACTTTGCAGAAATAGGCAGTCGAAGGGCCGCTTCGTGTTGCAGCACCAGTAACGGTAAAAGAGGCCGTGCCGCCAGTAATCTGTTTAATGATGAATTGGTTACTTGTCCCGGTCGGTTGAAATAGCGCCCAAACATTGCGCAATTCGTCCAGACAGAAATCGACGGCCGCCTGAGTTCCGCTGATTAACGATTCGCCGAAATAATAGCCGCCTTGTGTGGTGCCGCCATAAATTGAGACCGTATCGTCCGAGAAATCGAAAACGCGGCACGGCCCCGGGAAACGATGGCTTGAATCGCCGATCGACACACCCATGGTCGTGCTGCCTAGCTGAGGCGTGACATATAGGTGGTTGAACCCGTCAAGAAGGGTCGTCCCGTAATAATAGGCCGTTCCGTTTCTCGAGATGGCGACGTTCGTAACGGTCCCAGCTTCAGCACCATCTCCTGATGATGGGCTCGAAACGCGAAGCGGGGTCTGTGTCCCCGAACTGTACCATTCGATATTGCCGTCTGTATCCCAACGGATCATCAGGCCGTCGGGGCTGAAGGAGAATCCTCCACCAGAAACTGTCGAAGAGCCCGCCGCTTGAACATATTTGAGAGGCGTGTTCGAAGGGATTTCATCGCATAGATTCGCAGGCGCGATGATGTTTTCGGGCGGCGCCTCCTCGGCTGTTAATCCCCTGCCGACTAAAAGCTTCGTTTCGTCGGCCGTGTCGTCTTCGGCGTAGATGCCCCTGACCCAATTGTAGCGGCAGACGACGGGGTTTTCGCTCCATTCCCAGGTCGCCGGGTCATCCCAACGATGGGCGCCGGATCCGCCTGCAACAGTATCGTCCTTGCGCGGATCGTAACAGAGTTTCCCCTTGATAACGAAGCCGAAGTGAGGACGTCCTCCGGGCCATGCGGGCTTCTTAGCATCGGGCTTGTCGGCAAGATAGGCGACGATAACGTCGCAGCCAGATTTGCCGAGATCCGAGGACGTCCACCCCGGCCCATTGTCGAGAACGATATCAGGCAGTGGATCGTTCGACGTATCGGCTCTGAAATATAGCTTGAAATGGTGCTCGTCGAACTGCGGATAATTTCCATCGCCGGTATAAATAACCTTCTCGTCATTGACGAAAAAGTAAGAGAGTCCTTCGCACTTATGATCGGCAAGCCGGATAATCAGGACTTCCCAATCGGTTCCGTATTTTCCTCCATAATCGAACCCATCGACTAGGGTTCCGGGAGTAAAGGTCTCTCCGAATTGCGCGCACCGAGGCTGTTCACCGAGCGCGATCGTCATTTCCGATGCTTGCCGCGCTGGCTGTTTCGGAGCAGTTAAATCGACGACCGCCTGGGCGACGATCATCGAAACGCCTTGGATTATCAGGCCGGGGTTGCCAGTCAGGACGCCGACGACGACAAGCGCCGTCCCAATGATGAAGCCGATAAATTTGCTCACGGCTTCCTCGCGGTAATGGACCAGGCGATGGCGGCCTTATTCCTCGGAACGCGAACCAATCCTGTTTCGCTCGTCGCTACGAGGGTTGCTCCTTCGACCACCATCGGGTGAAGGCCAATGAGTTTAGCCTCTTCATCCGGGATGCCGACCAAGGCCTCGGTCGGCACTCCCGCGATGTCCCCGCGGTGGGCCTGAGCGAGCGGGATACGTTCGAACCTCGCGTCCAAGGCTGCTCCCATTCCGCCCAATCTGTTGAGCGTGCTGATCGCGGTTGCCCTGCTTTTCCATTTGAGCTTGCCGAGAGCGGATTTGCCTGTCGCGGCCTGGATCGCGCCGTCTATGAACGAGACACAATCGTTCTTGTCGCTCCCCCACTCATAGGGCCGAGTTCTGCGTTCGTTAAGATACGCGACGAGAGCCGTATAATCGCGCTTCACCCGCCGAAATTCCCGTCCGGAGGCGAAACTGCGGAGGCCGTTCGGGACGGCTTCTTGCCACCCCAATAAAGATCCTTTTGGCCAGCATAGGCGGTATTACGGAAATATCCATCGCTCGAATCGATTAGCCTTTGATCATAGTCGGCTCGCATTCTAGCTCCGCTTCTCCCGAGCCCCCGAGCCGTGCTTTCGATTGCGTATTGGATCGCTGCTGGACCGCCGATCGTCTCGATCGTATCGAACGTATCGCCCCTCCCCCTATCGAAGACGTGAGCGTCTAGGAGCGTTTGCCCATCGCCCGCAAAGATAAGCCGGTAGAGAACGACGGCTGCGCCCTTGACCTCAGCGGCGTCCAACAATGCGAGTGCCGCGCTCTCTACCCCGGAAAGAGTTAGGGTGACCCCTTGGGCAACGCCGCCTATCGCGTTGTTATTTTGTTGGGCGAACGCCTTGTCGCCGAGGGGGAGATAATCGTTTCCGTCTATCGTAAGAACGCCATAACCACCCCAAACATAGATTGGAGTTCCTGCGTTCTTTGGAGTAATCGCTACCGCACCCGTCACAAGCGCCTCGCCTGCGACGATCGCGGCCTTTGCCGCCGTCTCTAAGGTTTTCATCTGTCAGGATCGGATATCTTGAACACCGACAATTTGTCCGCCCTGGATAGAATAGAGGCGGTCGACCGGCCCGAGATTGGAGTTCTGTACATCGATCACCATCACGCAGCCAGTTTCATCAATATGGGCTATAGCGGATCCGGGAACGGCCGAAGGGATCGGAGGTTCGACGGTAACAGTCAAATTGCCCGATCCGTCTGCAGTCCCGCCAGCGGTTACGGCAACTATCGCGCGCCAAGCGAGCCCTGAAATAGCGGTCTCTGTCGCATTGTATCGGAAGTCGACATAATCGCCCTGAGAGAGCTCAAGCCCCGCTGCGTCCGAACCCAGGTGGAGGGTAAGAAGGCAATCGCCATCCGAGTTCGTGATTTGTGACCAGCTAGAAGCTTGTCCAGTGAATGTCCCGAACGCACCGAAGCCGTCTGGATAGAGCTTCGGGAATTGACGGGTAAGATCACGTCCGACAAAGCGCCTCGTAGCTCCGCGGATTCCGCGGAGGAAGGCCCGCCACTCATCTGAATTGTCTTCCGGCATTTGCGATAGCGTCCAAACGCCGCCCCAAAGTGGAAATCCGACCTGAACTCCTCCGATACGCCCGCTCGCCTCCGGGGCTTGGGCGTCGATGCGCTGTGGTTCGAACTGCTGTTGGGCGACATACAGAGTCGGCATTTCGATAGGAGCCTTCACCGACGCCCCCCCAGAACAAAGCGCTGTTGAGCATCTCGAACGGTAGTGACGATTTTCCCCGGCAGGCTCGCTTCAAGATCGTCGAGATGCATCTTGATCGCCGCCACGGCGCTAGGGTCAGCACCGCGGAAATCGTTATTGTTGATGACTTGGACGGGAGGCTGCATGGGGGTATTCCTGTACGGCGCAGCCGCATTCCCCATCGCTATCATCGGGATAGGCAAACCTTGGACTATGCCACCAGACGCGAACCCTTTGACGCCAAACGCATCGGCTATGGTTCCAGGAATGCTCAAGTAGCGGAGCATTCCTTGCGATTGGAGAAACGCAACAGGGCTAACGAACTTCAGAGCGCCGAAAATGCCGCCGCCCCTTTTGTGCGGCAAACGTCCGGTATTGATCGCATCGAGCATTTCGACGCCGAATTTGCGGACGGCCGCAGCGCTCATTACGTATTCGCCGTTGGACAGCATCGCGGGTATGCTATCCGACGTCGAACTCCCATCACCCGAGACGAACCCGCCACTCGCAAAACCGCCTGGAAGGCTCGGCGCTACTCCACCATTTAATCCTGTGACCGACATTTCGCCGCCAAGGTCTGGAGACGGAATGCCACCACCGCCGCCTCCCATCGCGGCCTCGAGGGCTTGGAACAGGATCATCTTGATTGTCATCTTCAGCAGGTCGGCGAGAATAGAAGCTGCCAACTCGTGAAAAGCATCCTTCATGCTTTCGGTGCCGGTGATAACTTTCTCGATCGCATCGGTCAGACCGTCCAGCCCTTCGACCTCGATCGATTGAAGGGCCTGGTTTATTTCTGCTGCTGTCTTCGGGACATCGTGCGCCCATTGATCTAGAGGGCTGCGGTTGTTGGCATTTATGAGTGCAGCGCCCTGCGCTTGCTGCACCGGCAGATTGTCGATCTTCTGCTGGATCGCGTCGATTTCTTCCTTCGTGCCATGATTGCGGATCACGAGGTCTTTCTCGTGCTCAAGTTCGAGCCGCTGCTGAGCGATCTCGGAGGCGAGGATCTGAAGCTGAATGCGGCGATGGTCTTCCGCCGTGGTCGCCAGTTGGTCAGCGACGTGGAGTGCGTCCTGCTGGAACTTCAGTTTCTGAACGGCAATCTCGAAATTCGCCTGCTCGGCGCGGGCGAGCTGCTCTTCGACTATCGCCTGAAGCTTGGCCGCCGCTTCGGCCGCATTCTCTGCCTTTAGGATCCTGGCCTTTGCCTCGACCTGCTGGAGCGCAGCATCGGTAATCTTGTGCTCGGCATGTTCGCGTTCGGCCCTTGCGACCTCTTCGTCGATCGCCTTGTCCTTGGCGGTCTTTTCCAACTGGACGAGTTGGATCGCGATTTGCAGATGTTCTTCGTTGCTCCCTGCAAGGCCTAGCTTCGCCTGTAGGATGTTCTGCTCGGCCTGAAGGATTTCCTTGTCCATTTGAGCAAGGAGTTCGTCAGACCTATCGGCTGGCGGCTTCCTTCCCTTCGGACCCTTCGGAGCGAGAAACTGAGGAAGATTAATACCTGGAGGCGGTGGCCCTTGATCCGGCTGGAGCGCCGCCGTTCCAGCTTGGGCGAATAGCTTCCGCTGCTTGGCGAGTTCAGTCTGCGCGCTCTTTAGCCCGCCAGACGCCCCGGTACTTCCGTGATGGAATGTTATCAGGCCGCCTAGGATAGACGTATCGCCTTCCTGCTGCTGGCCTTTTAGCCGTGCGACTTCCTGCTCCGCTTTTTGCAGCTGCTGGAGCCGGAAGATATAATTCATGTTCTGGTCGGCTTGATTCTCGGCGACCTTCTCGCCGGCAAAGGCGCCGATGCCTGCGCCGACCGCTGCGCCAGCCACGCCAAAACGGCTTCCGGCCAGACCGCCGATAATTGAGAGCGCGAGTTGCGGGTTCGAACTGAAGAAGTGAAGGATCTGGTTTGTGAGCGTTGAGAGAGCCTGAGCGAGACTAAGAATAGAGTTCGCGTTGGACGTGACCGTCGAAGCGATGTTCGCCTCTAGGACCGTCTTCAGCGCTTCGAGCTTGTGAGCGGTCTGCTCCGCATTCTGGATTTGCTCGTCGGAAAGAACAACGCCCAATTGTTGCGCGGCTTGGGCTAATGCATTCAGCCTTGCGGTTCCGCCAGAGAGAAGGCTATCGAGTTGCGCGCCAGTCCGTCCAAATAGCGCAACCTCGACCGCGGCCCTCTGCGAACGATCAGTGACGTTCTTCAGTCCGTCGGCGATCATCGAGAAGATTTCGCCGGTATTCTTGCCCTTCAATTGATCGACGCTAATCCCGATCGCTTTGAACGCCTTTATCTGAGCCTGAGAGCCGACCTCGGCCTTGCCCATCGAAACCGTAAGGCGCTGTAATCCGCCCTCAAGGGCCTCCTGGCTCACACCCACCTGCTGAGCTGCGAAGCGAAATTCCTGAAGCTGCTTTGTCGTGACGCCAAGAGTTGAGGCTGTCTCCCCAATCGCCGCGGCATATTTGAGACTTTGCTGAATTTGATTGGTAAGAGCCCCGACCGCGAAAGCGGCGACCAATCCCTCGACCGCTACTTTTGCAGACTTGAACGAGCTCTCGATATCTTTCGAAAGTCCCCTGGCGCTAGATCGCGCCTTGTTCGCGCCAGCTTCGAATTGAGCGGTATCGAGCCCGAGCGCAACGCGGAGCGACCCAATCAGCGCGCTAGCCATCTACGGTGGCCTTCTTGCTCTTCTTCGGTGTGGGTTCCGTTACGTCGGAGAGCTTGAAGACGTCCCTCATAAGCTTCCCGAGGGCAGCAACAACAACCTTGCCGTATTGGTCAGAATATTGGACGCCAGCGATGACGTCGTGGCTCAGGTCCGAGTGATGCTTGCGTGTCAGTGCGAAGAGGAAGTTGGTCATAACCGTGCATGACGTCAGGATCTCGCCAAGCAGTTCGAGCATCCCCTTGCCGTACAGTCCCTCAAGATAGGCGATTGCTTGATAATCGACCGCAAGAGTCAGCTTAAAATCGTCGCCGAGCGCGATCGTCGCCTCGTGGAGAAATGGCTTCAGTTCCATTAGTCACCTTGAGCAAGGCGGGCCGCCCTGCGCGATAGCCGTTGGGCTGTCGCGTCGATTTGGACCCACATGAAATATCCGAGGAGCTTCAGGGATTCGTACTTCTTGGAATCGTAAGCTGGCCGGCCAGAAGGCTGAGCGACGTCCTTGAAGGTGCCGAACTCCATGAAGATGCCATGATGGCGCGGCAGGCTTGCCGACGGCCCGACGTAAACAGTGACGCCGCCAGGAGGGCCGATGTCCTTGTCTTTCGAGACCGTCTTTTCGGAAACGATGACGGAATCGCGAAGATGCAATCCCTGATCAGTGGCGTCGTAAGGAGCGAGTGCAGACCAAGTTGCGCGGATCGGTTCAGCGGCATCTATAAGAGCGCGGCGAACGACGTTCTTCTCAGTCGCGATCTTCGGAAGCTCTTCAAGCGCATCAAGAATGCCGTCCAGCCCGTCCACATGGACGGTCAGATTGAGCGGTTGTTGAAGGGCCATGCTGCGAGTATCTTTCCTGCTTTATGGCGCAACGGCTCGCTGCATTCTCGTTCGTGTTCGTGCTGGTGGCCGGTTATTTCCTGTTCACCGGCCTTACGCTGGACACGTCCGTTTCGACTGGAGACGGAACCGTCGCCAATCTCCAGTTGATGCACATTCAGGCGATGAAGATTGGCCTGGGAATAGGCTCTGCGATCATCGCTTCGATCTTCGCGACAGGCGCTGCGATCGTCAGTTCACGCGGCTGATGTCGACAGGAACGCCACGCGCCTTGAGAGCGTGGAAGAAGGCAATCGCCTCGGCGTGTTTCGCATTGCGTGAAGGCTTGGCCTGATATTCCGACAAGTCCTTGAGATTGCCGCCATAGCCGCTGAGCGCGAAGACTGCCGTATGCCACGCATTCGAGATCGCCAGTTCGTGTTGTCGCTTAGCGGCGAGGGCCATGCCTTCCATCGCATTGACGTAGGACCGCGGCGATTCACGCCAGAACTCGGAAGGAGAGCCGCCGAGCTTGATCCATTCAATGCGAAACTGGGCGATGTCCCACGCCGCTTCGGAGGGTTTTCCGGCCTCTCTTCCGCCACGTTAAACGTGCGCTGGATCAGCCCGAACAGAGCCGACGCATCCAGAGAAGCGAGCAAACCCATAGCCTGCCCCAAGGTTGCTTCCGGATAATGCCGAAGCATCAGTCCCTTGACCACTTGAGCCTTGAGACTCAGCGGACAGCCGCCGAACAGC